ATATAGCGCTCTGTTTGTCAGAGCGCTTTTCCTTTTGCTAAAACAAGCCCCGCCCTACCAAGCTCTTGAATTTGGCGTAGGGTTGATATCGTCTGGCAAATCATCCCCCGGCATCTTTGCCCCCTTGCGCCTGTTGCATATCCTGTGAGTAAGTTGTAGGTTATCTATGTCATAAGGCGAACCACCACGAGAAACTGGTATGATCTCGTCTAGTTCTGGCGACATCGGGCTACCTGCTGGCAAAGTCTTGTCGACTTCGCGACCACAAATGCCACAAGTATCTTGCATAGCATAAACTCTTTTGCGCAAATCCTCTCGCAGTTTTGGGAACTGTCGTCGTGGATCTTTGGCTGTTGCATACTTCCTACGCTGTGCCATAAACTTATTATAAAATAGTATGATACTTTTGTAAAAATATTGACATAGTATAATTTTATGGTGGCGGGGAGGGTGTATATCCCGGTCCCAGAGGCGCCAAGCGCGGTGAGTGGGGCTATTTTCACGCGAGAAAAAAAACGAGTTTTTCTGGCGGGTGCGCGGGTGATTGATTTAAGGGGTAGATGATGGTATAATATGGGTATTATGACGGAGGGACAGCGTGACTATTTGGCTGATCTGGCACTACGCAAAGGTGTGGTGTTGGAGGACACTGACAACAAGTCGGTTGCTTGGGCGAGTAAGAAAATTGACGAGCTAAAGGCGATGGATGACGCTGAGTTTTCAGAGCTAACAGTAGAGTTTTCAAAAAAGGTTACAGCTGTCGTGGATAATATCATCAAGGGGATACAGGCGTGGACTTTTCAGAAATAACGCTGGATGTTGCTGGCGATATTAATAAGGCTATAGCGGCTATTTTACATGAGGGTATTTCGCCAGATAAAAAAATAGAGTTGGTAGCGGATGTGCTGAAGCAGACTGGACGCGAGCTGCATGGCAAGCTGTATTCACTATCGAGCGAGGTGTTTGGCTCGGCGGCGATGCTAAGTGGCGGGTATAGTGCGGAGATGGCTGATCAGGCGGAACGGCTCGCAGTTAAGATCGTGCGCAACAGCGCGCTGAATCGGCAGACTGCCGCGATGCTGCTAAAAGAGTATTGTGATGTGGTGTTGTCGGCGGCGCAGCACGAAGCTTTTACGAATGCAAAGTCTATGCAAAAACACCCAACATTGACGCGGCGCGCTAATGTCGGCAAGCCAGACTGCGCGTGGTGTCAGAAAAAGGCTGGAGTATATGTTGATCCGACGAGCGATGATTTCAAGCGGCACCACAAATGCGACTGCGTGTTTGAAGTGAGTGGTTATAATTCACGCAATGGCGTGCTAAAGAATTTTAAGAAAGGATAACTATGATCGGCATAGATATTGAATTTAAGAACAGACCTAACGAGGACGGCACGCTGTCGAGCTTTACGATCAAGGATTGTTTGGTGTCGCAGACGAGTACGCCGACTGCGGCTAAGCCTGAGGTGATGGTTCATATCCCGAAGACGAGCAGCGAGACTGTCGATGGCGCGTGGTTTGACTACAAAGGACACTCGTATCACGTCGTTGGTACGACGGTACCGTTGATTAAAGAGAACACTCCGTCTAGGTGGGACAGATATTGCATCGCGCAGCGGATATATTAAGACATCCTGTTGTGGACATGTGTATAAAATGGTATAATATAGTAAATAACCAAAAGGAGGGTATTATAATGATTATTCGTAACAAAGAGTCTGGCGAAACAATTGAAGTGATGGATGGCACCATTATTGCTGAGTCTGCGTGGAAAGTGGTGGGGTCAGAGCCGGCTAGCGATGAAGAAGATTCCGAAATTGAATCTGATACTGAAGTCGAAACTGAAGATGCTGGCAAAAATAAGAAAAAGTGATATAATATAATCATTACAACGCCACGCTTGCGGCAAATGCGGATAAATAAACTATTTATTCGCATTTTTTATGGCAGAACTCAAAGATTTTACTACTAAAGAAAAATTAGCCGAAGTATGGCGAGCCTTGGATATTGACGAGGAAAGGCGGGCTGAGGCGCTTATTCATGCAGCATCTGCTCAGTTGCGGCTGATCGCTAAGAACAACAATATTGATCTGGATGAGATTATCGAAAACGACTCTAGTAAAGTATTTGCTGATTCGGTAGGCTTTGTAGTATTGTCAGCCGTGAAGCGTGCCATGCTGACGCCTGTGGATGCGCCACCAGCCACCCAATGGTCACAGTCAGCAAGCCCATATTCGGAAAGCATGACATTTACTAATCCTGCTAGCGACTTATATTTTAAGAAAAGCGAACTACAGATGCTGGGTTTGAGTAAGATATCTGGTAAATCGCAGATTGGTTTATTGAGAGGAGTTAGGTGATGATACTGGATGACTGGAAATGGGTTTACTCACAGCTTAATAAATCGGTTGGTAAATATCCTTTTTACGAGGGTACCTTCAGCTATAGCGACTACGAGACGAGTAAAATTGCACGATCAATCGCTAGGCAACATGTCGGCTGGGGTAGGCGTGCTGTTGAGATGCGCGCAAACAAAACGCGGTTTGATAGGTTTGAAAATGACACTATCGGATTAAATGAGATACTGGATGAATACAAGGTTCGCGAGGCGTTTGACAATCTTAAGGAAGATATCCTGGTGTGCGGTATCGGCTTTTTGGCTCTGGCAGGTGACAAGGTGATGCCGTTTACTGCGCTGGAGGCGACAGGCGTGTACGATTGGTATACGCAAAACTTGAAGTCTGGCGTGGCGGTGTTCCGCCGCAGTAGCACACCGAGCATTACCGATGGTCCCGACAGTTATATGCAATTCTTTAGCGATAAAACTATAGTGTGTGAGAACGAGACTCTGAACGAATATGATAATCGCACTGGACGACCGCTGATGACCATGTTGACGCACAAGGCGACGACACGCCAGCCGTTTGGTAGGACGGTGCTGGTCCGGTCGTCTCGCGATGCATTAATTGACGCTAGCCGTACAGTTCGGCAGGCTATTGTTGCGGCGTACCACTACAACACTAAAGTCGATATTCTACTGGGTGTTGATAATGAGACAGACGTTGACGTTATTAAGTCTCAGACAGGCGATATCCTAAAAATTACGTCGAACGAGAACGGTCAGATACCGCAAGTGGCGCAGTTTGCTCAACACGCTATGGCACCGTTTAACGATTCGCTTTTGATGTCGGCGCGTAATTTTTGTGCTGACACGAAGTTGTCGTTGAATAATTTGGGACTGTCAAGCAACGCGCCGCAATCGCCTGAATCGCTGGAGATTGTCGGCGATGACCTACGCGAAGCGATCATTGAATGGCAAAAAGAGATCGGTAATCAGCTTAAGCACTTCGCAATGACGTTATGGATGTACAAGAATAACGTGACGAAAATAGACGATAATTTACGGCAGAAGCTTGACGCTATTTTACCGGTATGGTTGCCAATTTATCGGTCCGATATCAGCAAATTTGGCGACGGTCTAAATAAGGTCGCGCAGGTGGCGCCAGGTATCGTGATGCAACGGTCGGTATGGCGTAATGCAGGATTATCGAGTAATGAAATTGATCAAGTTATCACGAGCATCGTTGATAATTTACAGAACGATTCAAAAACTAGATAAATACTATAATTATGGCTTGTGATTTTGTAAAGTATGTATTATAATATGGATACGTATACTTTTGACGGAGGGAATAAAAGGGTGACATATTACACCAAAAACGACGCAGGCGAATTTACAGAAGTCAACACAGACGATATGTTTAAGGAACGTCACGAGCGCTGGGTCAAGAACGAATCAGCAAAGATTCGCGAAGACGTAGAAAAATCAGTGCTTGACGAACTTACAAACACTATCACTGAAAAGGCTGAGAAAGACGCTAAGGAAAAATATCAACCTCAGATTGACGATTTGACGTCGAAGAACAAAGATTTAGAGACGACAATTCGACAGAAGACCATTGCCGCTGAGTATGGCTTCAAGCCTGGCACTGAGAAATATCTTGGTACTGGCACTGATGAAGATATGCGCAAAGAAGCTGACAATTTGAAAGAGAAGTTTGGCGGCGGAGCAACCGCACCGAACCGACAGCAACCAGGTAAAGCTAGCGCGATTCAGACGCGTACAGGTGTAAAGGTTACGATCTAATTAACCTAACTATTATCCAAGGAGGGTAATATTATGGCAGTAACTGATCTGCACACACTTGATATTGCTGAGCCGCTTGATAAGATGTTCTCAACTGGCGGCACTTTCTCAGGAGCTGTATTGTCTTTAGTTCCTGAAACACCGACTATTAATATTGGCGAAAACAAGCCGTTTGTGATGGAAGGTCGCGCTCGCGGTGCGCTTGTCCATGAAGGCGGTGCGAAGCCTGACAACGGACGCAAGGTAGTATCTAAGCCGTTCACGACAGCGAAGTTGGTCTATTCGCAGCGCGTCACTGAAGAGTTTATGCGTTGGACAGAAGCAAAACAGGCTGACTTTATTAGCCGCCTAGTTGACAACTGGCTGACGAAGTCTCTAGGGTTAGACCTGGATACTATTGTGCTACATGGTATGAATCCGTCTACTGGCACAGTTGACACTGAGCTAACTACCTACATGACTAAAGCTGGCTCAAGCATTCTAGTTCCAACAACTGGTACTACTGCGACAACTCTTGATACAGACTTTGCTACGGCTGTAACTGAGCTGGCGGAGCAGAACATCAACGGTGTGGCTATTTCAAGTGATGCATCCAAGCTACTCTCGACAGTTATCGAGGGCAACCAGAAGAAATATCCAGAGTTGGGTGTGTTCGGCTTGAGTGGTAATATGTTGTCTGGAAAACCTGCTGCAACATCACCAGAAGTTGCACGTGATCATAAAACTAAGCTGGTGCTTGGTGACTGGAGTCAATTGCTTCTCGGCTTCGCTGGAGTAGCTGAATGGCGCGTTCACACCGCTGGTGACTTTGATAATACAGGCAAAGACTTGGCTGGACACAACCAAATTGGTATCCGCATGGAGTTGCCGTTTGGCTTCCAGATTTTGGACACTAAGGCGTTTGCTGTTGTAAAGGCGGCGTAATATGGGCAACGACAAGAGCAATATTGCGATCGGTCTGCCTAACCCGAAAGGCGCTCTATATTGGGCGCCTCTGGGTACGGCGCTACCAACTGACGCCACTACACCACTCGCAAGCGAATTTGTGAATCTGGGTTATGTGACTGAAGATGGTCTGACCTCAACGACGGCAGAAGAGGGGGATGACATTAAAGCCTGGGGTCCTGAGACTGTCGCCCGCAATCAGACAAGCTACGGACGTAACTTTACGTTTAATTTGCTAGAGTCATCGCGTGTATCAGTCTTGCAGTTCCGTTATGGTAAGGGTAATGTCAAGATTGAAACTGATGGCGCAATCACCATTGATGACACTGGTGAAATCTTGCCTCACGGTGTGTTTGTCTGCGAAACTATCGAGACTAACAGTGGTGGGGTCCGACGCCACCGTCAAATTCTAGGCGACGCACAGTTTACTGATCGTTCTGGTGACATGACGTTCAACAACTCAGATGCTATCACTGTGCCGGTATCTCTGACTGCGTATAAGTTTGCGGACGCCGCTGGTAAACTGGTGTATGTAAAGGAGTACTACTCTAAGAAATCCTAGAGACTAGGAAGAGTACACGCAGAAAAACGACTTGCAAAATAGTCGTTTTTTTGTTATAATATGCAGTAAGTAATTCTTATGGAGGGATAATATGGCGAGCGAGCCAAAAAAGACAGTTGAACTTTGGGATGGATACACGGTTGATGTCAATATGCAGCTAATGGATGACTTTGATTTCATTAGTGACTTATCTGAAGCACACCGAACTGGCAATATCTCTGAGCTAGTGACTATGTACATGGCACTGATCGGTGGTGATAAGGTTTATGATGACATTCGTGCTTATATCGAGAAAGAGTATGGTTACTTCTCGCAGAAAGCGCTACTAGAGATTACAGCGAAAGTGGATGAATGCTTCCCAAAAGCTGGCAATCGAGCGCAGCGGCGTTCGTGGAAGAATTTAGTCTAGTTGAAGCTGATTTCCAACAATATTATCATCTGGATTTATTAGAAGTTTGCCCGTACGCTGATGGTCGGCGAAGTGGCTTCTCGCGTTATGCTAGGCTATTTGAGAATTTGCCAGTAGAAAGCAGGATTTTTCGCAAGCTAGTGCCAGCAGCGAGTTGGACATGGCGCGACGAAACATTGAGCCAAATACTACAAGAACTGAATATACTCACAACATTGACTTATAATATGAATAAGCGCAAAACTGCTAAGCCCGCTAAAACTATGAAAAAGTTTGAGCCAGAGTATGTTTCTGAAATGCGCAAACAACTTGATAAAGATCGTAAGAAACAGCAAGCAGAAGAGCAGGACGACTTAAAAGATTTATGGCAACATCTGAACCCGAACGCGCAGTATCAGGACTAGCTGATCAGTCTATCAAGAGCCTTAGCAATTTCAGCGTCGGTGAAGTTGATCGTTGATTTTTTCTTAATAAACAAGCGTAAACTACGAACGACATCAGGTGACTTGACGGCTTTTCTCATATTGTCTTCGGTCAATGCATCAAATCGCTTCCAGTACTTATCCAGATCGCCTTTTAATACAGATTTCTTAGTAAGATTGACTAGGTGCTTAGCAGCAGTGCGGATTGTTGACAGATTTGTCAGGTCATATGCGAAGATACGCTGTGAGCGAATTGGCTTCTCAAAAATGACACGGTGCAACTCAATGCAGCGTCCATTTGTCAAAATGACCCAGTCAACACCTTCGTTTGAGGCATAGTCAACCGCCTGTTTTAAGTGTCGTTCATTTAGATCGATAGATGTTGCTTTGGCTTCAACAATAAAATGAATCTTCTTATTTAATTGTACGACATAATCAACGTAGGTGCCGCGTATCATGTGCTCAGTCTTTATCTCGTCAATTAATGTGTATCCAAGCACGGCGCTGAGTAAACTATTAACCATCAATCGTGCTGTCGATTCATCAGCGTTGAGGTTTTCCTTTTTTGTTAAGTATTTTTTGCGGTATTCGCGTAATGCTTTTTCACAAGCTTTCTCTTGAAACTCTGTAGACATAATATCCTCTTTTATCTTAAAACTTGCATTTATTGTAACAATAGTATACTCAAAATGCAAAATAATATACTATGTGATATTATGTAGATATGTCAAATGTAGATTTTATTCTTGATAAATCTGGCGGCGCGGATATACTTCGCAACAACCCAGGCATAGCACAGATCCAGATGCAGAATATGAATCGTATTCTGGACACAGTGAGAGCACAATTTGTAGTGGAGTTTGGTTTTGAGGGCAACTTTGAGCTTATGACAGAGCCGACGGCATTTCGTCAACGAGTGATGATTAAGGCTGCTGATAAGCGGACTGCTGGCGCATTGAATACTAAGCCAGGTTGGCTAGGGTCTTTTGTCAAAAACCTTAGCATATGATATAATATACACATTACAACGCCACGCTTGCGGCAAATGCGGATAAATAAACTATTTATTCGCATTTTTTATGGCAACTTCAATCGGTACAGCATGGATTCAGATAAAGCCCTCTCTCAAAGGGGTTTCTAACGACGTCAAGAAAGCACTTGGTGACGCTGGTGATGGTGCCAGCAATAACTTTGGCTCTAAATTTAAGAGCAGTTTTTTAGCATCATCTAAAGCGGCTTTTGGTGAGGCGTTTTCAGAGTTTGGCAAACGATCTGATGAAGCGTTCTCTAAATTTAAGTCACTAGCAGCTGGCGCGATGGTCGGACTGGGAGGTATTGCTACATATGCTGTTAAACAATTCGCTGAGTATGAGCAGCTTGTTGGTGGCGTGGAAACACTCTTCAAGAAGAATTCGGGTGAGGTGGTCCAATACGCCAAGAATGCATACAAAACAGCTCAGTTATCAGCTAATCAGTATATGGATACTGTTACGAGTTTTTCTGCGTCGCTACTACAGGGATTAAAGGGCGACACCGCTAAAGCCGCGAAGATATCAGACATGGCTATCACTGACATGGCTGACAACGCAAATAAAATGGGTACGTCAATGGAGTCAATTCAGTACGCATATCAGGGATTTGCAAAGAACAATTACACCATGCTCGACAACTTGAAGCTGGGTTATGGTGGTACTGCGAGTGAGATGGCACGCCTCGTCAACGATAGTGGCGTGATGGGTAAGACGTTTAAGGCGACAGCTAAAAACGTCAGCAGTATTCCGTTTGATAAGGTTATCGAGGCTATACATTCTATTCAAACTAAGCTTGATATTACTGGCACTTCAGCTAAGGAAGCATCATCGACAATTAGCGGTAGTTTTAATGCTGCTAAAGCTGCTTTTGATAATATGCTGACGTCATTAGCTGATCCAAACGGTAATTTTGAAGAGTCATTTAATATTTTTCTAGCAGCTGCAAAGCAATTCTTACAGAATTTGGCGCCAGTCATAAAAAGCATGCTGAAGACTGTTTTTGAGGAGATTAAAAAACAATCGCCAGAATTGGCTCAGGGATTAAAAGACGCTGTGGACACTATTCGCAAGCTATTTGACTTTGCTAAAAATAATCCAGAGTTAATCGCCAACATTGTAAAATTAGCTGTTGGATTCAAGGCTTTGCAGATAGCTACAGGCGGTGCGCGTTCTGCACTTGATACATTAAAGCCGTGGGCAAAGCTGGGTAAGGGTATTTTCACTGGCGTTATCGGCGGCGCTCAGACGCTGATAGGTAAATTCAAAGATTTGAAGGCTGCTAAAGGTTCAGTTGATGCTGTGACGAAAACAATGGAGGGCGCAGGCAGCGCAGTCGGCACATCTGCTGACACGGTAGCTGGTGGCGTAGATAAGTTATCGTCTGCGGTAAAAAAATCACCTAAGGAGTTCACCTTTGGTAAAAGTATGGCTAACTTCTTTAAGGAAATGGGGACTTTGGCCGGTGGAGCTGTGCAGGGTGCATGGAAGCCAGTAACAGAATTCTTCAAGGGTGCAGGCGAGACTGTTGCTGGATTCTTTAAGGCTTTGGCGTCACCGGATGTACTAGTGGGCGTGCTGTCATTCACTGCAGCCGCTGCCGGTGTGGCAGC